TGCCGGAAGAAAGCGAATGACGGCATAACCATTACCAACCTTATCGACGGTTGGTTGCCAAAAACGATCATCTGATGTCTTGGTTTCGTTAGAAGCCATCTTTTTGACTTCTGTGGTAAGTTTTTCTAGTGACTCAGAACCACGATTTGCTTTTAGAGCCTTAAAGTCTACCATATATATTTCTCCGTATTACAGTGTATTACAACGTATGAAGGGCATTTGTATCACCCGACAATATTTAGTTTACTTGGTTTAGCTGAATTTGTCAAGTAAAATTTTCACAAATTTTTCTTTATCGTATTTTATAAATGGGGTGTATTTTTCAACTTTCAGTGAAATTTCTTCCCAAATTGGGTCAAATTCCATACTTTTATTCCAATATTTTCTGGCTTTTGTGATGTTTAACAGAATACAAAGAGTTTCTAGGCTTATTTCACTACCAAGATACAGTTTTAGTAGTGTTGGATGACCATTTTTACACAAAAGATTGCTATCAAAGTCAGTATTGAGCTTTGAAAGGTCATTTTTGAATGCATATGTTAAAGATTGCTGTTTTTTAAGCCAATTTTTGTAAATTGTGTCAGCTTCTGGCGAATAAGCAAGGTCACGAATCCAAGAATTTGGATTATTACTAAAATTAGCAACAAGAAATTCGTGAAAATTGGGATTTTTCGCAAGTTTTTCGAAGAAAATCCTGTCTTTTCGCTTGTTGAACGTATCTACTTTGGTTCTTGACTTACCATTATACTTAAAATAGTCATATTCTGATTTGTTGAAGTGATTTTTCAGAGCCACATATTCTTTATAGACATCAAACGCAGACATTTTATATCTCTTTTGGTTCGCCTTCTCTCAAATAGTTCAAAAATTTGAAATAAAGACCTTTTTCACGACCGTAAGCCTCAATTTCCCAAGGCTGTTCCCAATAATCCATCTTTTCGTGAAGATATTTCTCGCCTTGCCACTTAACCATTCTGGTTGGCCTAAAAATATCCTTCATTTCACCTTTAGCATACTGCTTAACATGTACCATTTCATGCGCTAGCGCAAGAAGCATTTCCTTCTTGTTAAGTCTTGAGTCTATAGTTATTCTAAATTCTCTTGATTGGTGATTGTCATCTGTCCAATCACAATAAGCGTAATCACAGTTATCTTTGTCAAACTTCTCAAATTTAAGTATTAAAGACACATTTTTATAAAGTTTTTTTCCTAAAAGGTATTGTCCGTAAAACTTCGCCGCTTTTTTAACTAAAACCAAAGATATATTAGACGGTCTACCAATTGTCTGTAAGAGCATCGAACCCTCCACATTGGTTAACCTTATATTTATATAGGAAGTCTTGAACCTCTTTTTATGATGTTCAGATTTTCAGCTTCATACTGAATTTTTGATTTCATAACAGGATCTTTTTTAATCCAATATGCTGCAGTTTCTATGTCAAGATTGTTCTTCTCACACCAAAACACAACCGCATCAATATATTCTATATCTTTTTCTCTACAAAGATTTTCTATTTCAATTACGAAGCTTGAATTTTTAAACATTGTTTTTCTTCTTCTTTCAACTGTTCAATTCTATTTTGAAGATAGTTAATAACTCTAAAAAACTCTTGTCTATCCTCAAATGCCAACACGTTATTTAATTCATATTCAAAAGCAGATTTTAGCATATAGATACGAGAATAGGAAAGAGATTGATTCATGTGATTAATCCTTGATTGTAATAGTAGTAGGTTCACCTTTCGTCATATTATAAAGTTCTGAAGCATGTGTTGGATGAAGACGAACGCACCCATGGGAGGCAGGGCGACCAAGATTGCCGATATGAGGAGTAGCGTGAATAGCATAACCCCCTGTAAAAAATATCGAATGTGGCATAGGCGCATTGTCGTACTTCTTAGAATAGTGCATTAGTTGATAGGCATAAGGTCTATAAGAGCCAGTTGGAGTATAATAACCCTTCCTGGCAGTAGAGACTGGCCAAACATCCATGAGTTGGCCATTCTCGTAAATACTCATAGTTTGATGACGTTTACTAACCACGACATTATAATCTGCGATTGCGGATGTTGAAAACAAAACAATAGCAGCGATCAATAGTTTATTCATGATATAATCCTCAGTGATTGTGGTTCTGTTTCTTCCAGATGTATGAAGTTAGAGTTAGTAGTTTTTGATGGACAACATTGACAAAAGAACTGTTCCAAAACCAGTGATTATGTCTTGACATTTTAGTTCTCCTTAGAAATGGCGACTCCGGCAGGACTCGAACCTGCAGCCTCAAGATTAGAAGTCATGCGCTCTAGTCCAGTTGAGCTACGGAGCCATATTCATATTATACCATAAACAAATAAAAAAGCAACTGTTCTGTTTCTAGGTCAGTTGCCAACCCAATGAACTTACGCTGCTAGAGCGAAGTCAAATGGTACATTGTCGTTTGCTGCACCTGCAATTTGCCTTTGGTCTCCTTACGACCTTACTGTATCCCGTCGAACCTGTTCGCCCCCATCAAAGATACACTAGCTTGCAAGACTCCTAATAACTCCACGTGTTTGCCGCTGTTATTAGGTAGTGTACCTATGGTGGAGGCGGTGGGAATCGCACCCACGTCCAAGAAACCTATATTTCGTCTCTCAACGACCTCGGCAATTCTATTTATCGTCTCCATCAACAATAATATTTAATGTTGGATTTTTCTTTCTTTCGAGAGACCAGAACCATTCTTGAACCTTTCTCCAATCGGCAGTTTTAGCGTTATGGGAAATCAATTCTATTAGTTCTTTATCGTTCATTAGTTATTCCTCTTGGTGAAGGCGTCTCCATCAAAGATACACTAACTGTTACCTGCACTTCTCACCAGATGCTTTTCGGACCATGGTTCCTAGGTAACCCCGTGGTGTTCTTGGTGTCAGTGTATCCATGATGGAGACGATTCCAATTCTACTTATTCTTCTTTATATCCTGGCATCTTCTTCCAGTGTTCGGTTTTGTAATACTCGTTCAATGCTTCTAAAAAGTTCCGCCGACTCTCTGAATCGTCCAGAGAGTCATATGCTTCTCTAATCATGTCAAAACCAACGATGCTAAGTAACTCATAGATTTCGTCTAAAGTAAACTTCTCACTCATTATCTTCTCTTATTTTATCGTCTTCATCAAAGATACATTGTGCGGAAGTCTCTAATCTCGCCATCAGTGATAGCATAACATATGACCTCAGTGCTCCGATATGTCCAGAATACAATGTATCTATGGTGGAGGCGTCTCCATCAAAGTAACACTTAGTTCCTCTTGCTCGGTCTGGAACCAACCCAAGATTGATCAGTATTCTCTGTATAAGTGTTACTATGATGAAGACGATCTTTTTATTTATCGCCCCATCAAAGATACACTAGATTTACCTTTCGGATGGTTATTAAGTGGGTCATACCTTATGTGGAAAATACCACAGCCACGGGATACCAGCCCAAGCCTAGTGTATCTATGATGGAGAAGATTTCAGTTCTATTTATCGTCTCCATCAAAGTAACACTGGACGTTTGGAGAAGCTATTACCCAAGTTTATTCCAACCTTGGAACCAATGTTACTATGATGAAGACGATTCCAATTCTACTTATAATGGGGCGAAGGTTTTATTGTGACCGTCGATTGATAATGTGACTGCTCCAACGTAGCCACATTCTTTTGTTCCTGGAACGGCGAACTTACCATCACCATGCCAGTGGAATGAAGGAGCATTACACTCACCACCGTTAATAGAAACCAGCGAAACATCCATCACCTTCTTTGCCTTACAATGAACAATATGGTCCTTCTTCACATCCTTTTCGCAAGAGATGTCATCAGAAGCATACGCTGCTCCAGAAATCATACACAATAATACTATGATTTTCTTCATATGTCAAACCTTATTTTATTTCATTCTCAAATTCTTCAGTCATAGGACCACCAACACCTCGTGAATCTTCACTGGCATGGTTTATTACTACTATCCCGTACAGCGCACTTGACGACTGTTCCGAGTGATGAACAACCCACCAAACTAAGAAAGGATAACCCCGCTAGTAGAATTAATAGATACTTCTTCATTTTTGATCTCCGGATTTGGTTCGTGTTTATCTAACTCTTCGATAGGCATTGAAAACCATTCATCAGAACCTTCACGTTTGTATTGAAGATCCTGCATTGGAACCATAACCATTTGTTTAGTCTGTGGATGAACCATCATTTTACCAAACATAACAATTCGCATATCAACAATTGGCTTTTTCTTAAGCAAGCCCCCCGTGGGGAATCCATGGTTTGGTGTTGTACCGTCTGGTCCTAAAATGGTCATGCTTTTTGTCCTCGCATCTTTTCCAACATATTATAAAGAAACTCTACAACAGAATCATTAAATGTCACACTGTCAAGAATACCAATAACACAATACTGTTTTGCCTTGAAAGCATTTCCGTCATCAGCCTTATCATATTCGACTGTAACAAGACGACGATCTTTGGTCATCATGATTTCAGTGATCTTTGAAGGTGCTTTAAGACCATTGTAAACAGTAACAAGGTCAAGTTCATCAATAACTCTCATGAAGTCTTTATTCTCATAACACTTCAACTCCAGGTCTGCTGCAAGAGCAGACCCAGATAACATTGAAGAAATCACTACCGCCATTATAATCTTCTTCATAATTTACTTCCTTGTGGTAACTTCCTGTACCTTCTGAGCAACCTTCTGATTATCGATCTTGCCGAAATTAGTAGGACGCTTAGGAGGCAATGGAGCCTCTACATACTTTGTAATTGGCGGTGCGATAACATCGCCAGCAATTGCACTACCACCCATAAGCATGGCAGCAACGGTTGATAAGATAATCTTGTTCATCTTATTTCCTTTACTTAGTTTCTGAGGATGCGATATTCTGTAATAAAGCAATATCGAATCCAGTTAAATTGGAGAAAGAATGAATTACATCTTCAATCTTTTCTCCTCCCCACATGTCACCAGGATTTGCCTTCTGGTACCATAGTAGGAACCTTGCTATGACAATCAAGTCATAGATTTTATCTTCTTCAATATCATTCATGATATAACCCTCAAGAGGATAGTGTTTTCATTCATGCGATACGCTAAAGCTTTGTCCGTTTTAAGTTCATCCATAATCTTTCTCAAAACAATCTTACCGCCTTCCAGAACACGCTTGACATAGTTTTCTGTTCTACGTCCTGTTCCCTTGGTGCATGAAGTCGTTTCATCGTAATTTAGAATACTAGTTCCTTTGATCTGTAACCCGCCACGATCTATTGCTCTGAGAACTGTTAATGTCTTATACTTTGTATTGAATGTCCACAGTTCTTGTGCTCCAATGATCTTTTCTGGAGAGACCGAAGCAATCTTGTATGTTGAATCTTCTTTCTGATACTTTACGTTTTTGATTTTCTTCTCAACTGAGACTGTTCTGGGCTTTCTTGGAGCACGGGTCTTCTTTACTACGCCTGAATACTTTGATACATCATCGCACATATTCTGATAGAAGTCAATGAGTTTTTTTAAATCTTTTTTAGAATAAGATTTGTAAGCCTCTTTTAACTGTTCATCAGTTGTTTTATAGGCTTCAATTAACTCATTCAAAACAGGACTTAATTTATTAATAATAGAAGTGGCATAGGCAGCAGGAATGTTGTTGCTCTGCAACCAATTATACAATGAAAATTCTTCATTGTTAATAATATGATCGTCTATTAATCCCTCTATTTCACCCATGATTTCATGGAACCTTTCTTTCATACGATCTTTTACGCTGATCTTAGGTTCTTCTTCTTTTATTTCTATATTTTTATTTAATATTTTTTTAATATTTGTATTTAGATAATTCTGGGCATCATCTGGAAGTTGATACCCTTTTGTATACATTCTTGAGACCCACGCAAGAGTTGTTGGGATTTCATTGTCTGAAAAAGAATTTATTCGTTTAGCATCCTTTTCACATTTAATATTTATCAGATACTGAGCCAGATATTCCCGTGCATCATCAATATTACACATATAATTGTACCAGTTTAGACTATTTGTAAAGTCTAACTTGGTCATTGGTCCAGAATATTCAGGCTCGTCTCCAAGATATTTCTTGTTGATAAGATACTGTTCTGATTTAGTTTTTCTAGTTGTCTTTGATGCTCTTTTTGTTAGGATATGTCTTCTCACCATCATTATTCCAATTTTTTAAATAATTAATTCCCCTTTTCAACAATTCTATATCATCATTGAATCTTGATAGACCAGTATTGCAATCCATACATAATATACCTCTCAGTTTGCCTGTTTTATGTTCATGATCGACACAAAAAGGATTGCCTTTGTATCTATGACCAAAATCTTCTCTTCTTCTACCACACAAT